TAATAATTTTATTCATTACGTCATCATCTGCATCTCCTGCAAAAGGATCATTTAAAGGTAATTCTTCTTCATCAGAATCAGAAACTTTTTTATTCTTTTCTTCTACTTGAGCCATTAAACCTCCTTAAATTCTACATCAAGTTTAGAGTAATCTACCATTAAGTATCCAAATTGATTTGCAGTAGAAGCTTGTGGTACTTGATGAGCCATTACACCTTGATATGTTTTATCATCACCTAAATATTTAAAGTTATATATTTTAATTCCTTTAGGAGATTTTCCTACTAATTTAATATCTCTTTTTAATCTTATATCAGACATTTGATATGCAGCTAATCCTGCACCAGCTACTTGACCAAAGATACTCGGACCACCTACTGGTGTACCTACTGATCCTGATCTTTCTTCTCCATAACTTCTTATAGGAGCACCTGATAATGCTCCAACCATTTGTCTTATTTGTCCAGCAGGATATTCTCTTGCTTCTATAAAGTCACGATATCCTTCTGCTAATTTAGCTTGTTCTATTCCACGTGCTTGTGCACCGAAAGCTTGCATACCTTGAGCACCTGCTTGTAATGCACCTATTTGAGTAGTTGCAGCACCAAGTTGTTGACCTAGTCCTGCCATTTGAGTTTGTCTATCTTGAGAAAATCTTGCTGCACCTGATTCAAAACCAGCTTGTCTTAATCTAGCGGTTGTATCTGCAACTTGATCTAAATATCTTTCTTGTCCTAAAACATTTTCTATACCTTGTCTTTCTCCACCAAAAGCTCCTGCACCTACAGCTTGTGCATCCATAGCTTTTCTACTTTGGCCATAAGCATCACCTAAATCTGTTAATGCTCCTGAAATAACTTGAGCTTGATATGGATTAGCATAACTTGCAGCTGTTGCTGTATCATAAGTTTGAGCACCAACATTTGCTATTTGTTGACCTATACCAGCTAATTGTCCAGCTTGAGGAACTACTTGTTGAGAATATACATTTGCAGCTTGTGTTTCTAATGGATCAAGTGAAGCTATTCTATCACCTTGATAAGCAGTATAAGGTTGACTAAAAACATTTTCTGCTGTTCTTAAAGTACGTTCTTGAATTTCTTTAAAGTATTCAGGTATATCATAGCTAGTCGATGACTGCGATGGTGCCTGTACTACTGTTGTGCTTGGTTTGAATATACTACCCATTGACTATATAAGTTCCTCCTATAACTTTAAAACCTAATTTAATAAAGGCATTGTTTTTTCTTTCAACATCTTTACCTTGGAATATTTCACATATAGCAGTAACTTTATTAGCTAATGCATACTCCTTAAATACTATCATTAAAGAACGAAAAATGCTAAACCTTCGATGTTGTGGATTTACATGTAACCATAAAGTTCTCATAAACTTTTTATCACTATACCACGTTTCATCTACTGTTGCAGCTAATGTTCCAACAATAATATTTTCATATTCTACTACTATAACAAAACTATTCTTAATGTAAAATACTATATTTTCTAATGCTTTTTTATTATTAGTATTTCCAAAATTAAATGGAGCCTCGATTAACCACGTTTTTAATAGTTCTCTTATTCGAACAGCATCAGAAATTTGTGCTTTTCGTATTTTATATTTATCTTTTTCCATCAGCTCTTAGATTAACTCTTAAAGTTCCAAATCTCCAATTATCTCCTATTGCTGTATTTTCTATTTTTATATTAGATTGTCTACCACGGATTCGAGTATTAATAAACCCTGTTGTGTTACTTACTGTTACAGTTTCTCCAACAACGGTATTTCCGAAAGGATAATCTCTTGTTGTTAAAGTAATTAAAGCATTACCTGTTTGATTTTGAAAATCTGGTATAATTTTGTTTATAAACATAAATTCTTCTCCATCAGCTAAATCTCCATCACCTGATTGAATATAAGCAGTTAATGCAGTGCCATCAGCATCTACACCATCTTCCATTCTATAAATTATACTTCTACCTGCTGTTAAACCATTTATTTGTGAAATAGTATTAGAAGTAGAATTAGCTGTATACTCTGTAGCTAATGGATTTAATTCAACACCATTGTCTTGATATGTACTTCTATTCATAGTACCAAAACACCAAGAGTTTTCTAAATAATTATAAATAACATATCTGTCATTTTGATCAGAGGAACTAGAACAATAATACCATATTACTTCAGAAAAATTAGAGTTTTGTGCAGCATATACTTGTGCATATTGTACTTTATTAATATTGTCAAATACATGATTTAATACTGGACAAGGTATTTCTTGAACAGCACCAGCATATCTAAAGAATTGTCCATCAGACATCCAATAAGCTATATCATCTATTACTATTGCAGAATTAAGACCAACAGCTCCGCAATCATTACCTAATTGTCTAAAACCAAATATAAAAGGTGGACCAATAAATGACATTGATTGCATTGTAGTATCTGTCCATACTAAAATAGTTCCTTTAGCAGGACGAGCACATCTAATTTCACTTCCGCCAGCTATTCTTTGAGATCCAGCTGAGTTAGTTACATTTGGAGTCCATTGATTATATTCTTCTTGATCTGACCAACGAATAAACATTTTATCTTGAGTTGAAACATTACCAATAGAAGTTTCTGTACCCATACATACTACATGTCTAGTTTCAGTAGATACCATTGATAAAGTAGATTTAGTTGGAGCATTAGCAATTATTGTAGCTCTATTACCTGTCATTCCCGCAGATAAATCCCATTCGTAAGTTGAACCGTCTTTTTGAGTAATAATTAAATCTTCTCCCCAATTATTAATAGACCATAATCTTGCATCAATAGTTACATTAGATGTTGTTCTAGGTGTTCCCCATGTACTTGCACTCCAAGCTCCTGAACCCCAACCATAACCAAAAGTTTGAAAACCCGGACCTATATTTAATTGATAAGTAGCAGTACAATTACCAGTTGGTCCTATTGTTGATGTAGCAGTAGCATTACTTGAAATTATATAAGCATCAACATTTGTAATTGATAGTATTTCATATTCAGCATCTAAAGTTGCTGCTGGAATTCCTCCAATAGATGAACTTGTACTACTTAATGTTACAAAATCTCCTTGTTTAGCTCCATGACCAGTATCTGAAATAGTTACATTAGCACTTGTATTTGTAGTTGTAAAAGCATTAACTAAATTTGCTGTTTCTCTTATAGGAGTAATATCTTGACTATCACCTGAAGCATAAGCATAAACTTTTCTATCTGTTCCAAGAGCTTCGTATCTAGCTCCTGATAAAGAAAACCATTGTTCTAAAGCTCTTCCTACTCCTACATAATAAGCTGAACTAAATTTATTCCAGCCACCTATTTTTTGAGGAAGTCCTTTACGAAATCTGATTTTATCTCCGTCAATCCATCTACCTTCTGCTCCAGTTTCTGTATTTTCGGTATCTAATCCGGGTTGAAAATTTAACTTTGTTAATGGCATAATAATAAGTATATAACAAAATTATTAAATTTATACTAAAAATTAAGGAGCATGAGGGGTGGTGTGGATATATATCTCATGCCCCAAGATTATGTTTTATATTACTTTTTAACTAAAGTAAAGCCTTTATACCAAGCAGGTAAACCTATAAAAGGTCTTTTATCATAAACATTTTCTTTTGCTAATTTGGATCCTGCTCTATTATAATGTAAAAATACTTGTCCACAATTTTTACCAGTAAATTCTTCTCGCCAATGTTCTAAATCACAACCAGAATATATTAACATATCACCTGGGTCTAAATTTACTTTAATACCAGCTTGACCTACTTTACCAGTAGGGTCTAAATAAATTGGCCAAGGATCACCACCTAAATTTAATGTAGTAGAAATTTCACAAGAATATCTATCTTTATGTCTAGCTAAAATATCTCCTTTTTTATAAATTCTTGCATAAGAATATGTTTCACTTAATTTTAAACCAGTATGTTTTTCCATAACTGGTTTAACTTTTTGTAATAAAGTTTCCATAACTAAATCACTATAATGGGAATAAGTATTAGGAACTTGTTCATCATTCCATATTCCCCAATATTCTGTAAAAGGTGATATATATTTTTCATCAAATAAAAATCTTGCTACTTTTCTTTTATTTAAAAAATAAGCAAAACAAAAATCTGCCATTTCTTTATTTATCGCATTTTTTAATACACTATATTTATTTTTTTTGAACGACATTTAATACTCCTTTTGGTATAGCTTGACAATTCCAATGTATAAATCTAAACGGCTCATAGCCCATATCTAGAATATATTGATGAGGCATGTAAGATGGAAAAAAAATCATTCTTCCAGGTTTAACTTGATAGTTAATTTGAGATGATGCATAAGTAATTTTAGACCTATCTTTTTCTGGTAAAAGATTCATTATATTACCAGCTCTTGGATCTTCAAATAAAGGCGTAGAAGTTTTTTCACTAGCTTTTAAAAAATAAAAACCAGATATATGTCCATTCCAATGAGTATGTAATGTATGATGTCCTCCACCACTTTTAGCAAATTCTTGTACCCACAATTCTGTAATAAAGACTTGATATTGAGTTAAATCAAATCCCATTTCTGTTAATAAATTATGCGATGTTGCACCTACATAATTTTGTAATGCTGTAAAATTAGGATCTCCTATCAAAGTAGTTGAATGAAAAACATTACCCATATCTTTTTTATTACCAAATTTTTTATTACGTTCATCTATATCTTTTTTTAAATTTTTTTTTGATTCTTCAATATATTTATCTGATGCTTTATTTAATTGTTTAACAAATTTTGGTTCATCTACCCACCAAATAGGACATTTAAAATAATCTTCTCTATTTAATTTTTGTGGAAATTGTTTCATTTATATGGCCACCCTAAATTCCAAATTACTAAACTATGTCTTTTTCCTTTTTTAACTGGACATACTCTATGCCAAACAAATCCAGGAAATACCACTAATGATCCTTTAGGAAGTATCTCTTTACATTTTCTAATGTTAGGTTTTTTATCTGGGTCTAAATTTCTAAAATCAAATTCTAATTCACCACCTTTATATTCCTTAGGGTCTGATAATGTTACTGTTACAGATAGTTTTCTAATTTTTCCATGACTAGGTTGATTAGGTGCATGATAGGGTTGGTCCCAACCATCACAATGCCAATCATAAAATTGACCTTTTTCATATTTAGTAAATTGACATGCTTCTGAATAATCCCACTGAAAATTCCATCCTGCACTGAAATTTGCTTGACGAATATAAGGTTGTATTTCTTTATATATCCATCTATCACTCATCCACACAATATTGGAATCTCTTTTCTTTTTTAAATCTTTTAATTGTTTTTGATTTAATTTTTTATTACCCATACCACCTGTTACTGCCATCTGATCAGAAATAGATTTTCCATATTTTACTATTTCATCACAAATCCTAGGAGGGATTGCTGATTGAAAATACCAATAATAATTTTGAAGTTGCATATTTACTTTCTTAACATATTTTAACTTTTTAAAAACAAAAGTAAATATTTTTTATGAAACTGTCAATGTTCCTGTTACAGTAAAAGTAGCTAGTTTGTCTCCACCTGGATGAGTTGACGTAGAATTTGTACAAGGTGTTACTGCAAAAGTTCTAGCACTTGGTGCTCTTACAACAACTACTCCTGATCCTCCAGCTGCTCCAACAGCTCCTGAATTTGGAGGTGAGGGAAGACCTCCTCCACCACCACCGCCACCAGTATTAGCAGTTCCTGCAGTTCCATTAGAACTAGATGGTGGACCTCCAGGTCCATCTTTTAAATCACTTCCACCAGCACCTCCACCACCAGCACCTCCGGCTCCACCATTTCCGTTTTCACTACCAGCACCTCCACCACCAGCATAAGTTGTAGCAGGTCCTAAAATATCATTTGGTGCACCCGCACCTCCGGCTCCACCATTTCCACTTCCTCCTTGTGGAGTTCCTGGTGAACCAGCTGATCCTGCTCCAGTAGCACCTCCACCACCACCACCTCCAGAACCACCACCAGTTCCTGGGTTAACTCCTGCAGCACCTCCACTATTTCCTTGAGAAGGACTTACAGGAGGGGTATTACCTGAACCTCCAGCAAATCCTGGGTTTTGAGGTGATCCTCCACCTCCACCACCTGATCCTCCTGGCCCTCCAAGTCTATTTGGACTAGGGGATGGTAAAGAATGTTTACCTCCAACTCCACCAGCTGTTGCAGTAATAGAATCAAAAACTGAATCATTACCAAAATTACCAATTGCACCACCTCCACCAATAGTTATATCATATGTTGCTGTATCTAAACTTAATTTTGATCCTCGTAAAGGAGAAGGTCCATAACCAGAAGCTCTATAACCTCCAGCTCCACCACCTCCACCACCATTACATTGACCACCTCCACCACCTCCGGCTATTACTAAATAATCAAAAATTTGTCCTAAATTTATTGAACCATCAGGCCATGAATTTGATCTTCTTGCTGAATATTGACTTTGCATTGACCATACACCACTTGCTTTATTTAATTCTTTTGTTACGACAGCTCCACCACCACCCTGTCCGCCTGCTTGACCGGGTGTTCCTGGTGTAGAGTTAGCTCCGCCACCACCTCCACCTGATCCTGGATCTCCTGCTACTCCTTTAGGTACAGCACCACATGGTCCTGGTGATTTTGATCCTGGTCCACCACCACCTGATCCACCACAACCTCCATCTGCTCCTGTTCCTTCAGCACCACCTCCGCCTCCTGCATATGTTGTGCATTCAAAAGATGATCCTGCTCCACCATTACCACCAGCGCTTGAAGTTGAATTTGAGCCTACTGCTCCAGCTCCACCTCCGCCACCACCAGTATAAGAAGGGTGTCCATTTCCACCAGCATTACCAAGAGGCCCACCTGTACCACCACATCCTGCTCCTCCTGGTCCTGATCCTCCTCCACCACCAGAAGCTCCTGAGTTTCCAGGAAGTGAACCTTGACCACCGCCAGCACCACCACCTGGGCTTGTTAAACAAAATCCAACAGTATTACCTCCATCAGTTCCTTTACCATCACTATTTGCTCCGGCACCACCGCCACCAATAGTTACTGGATAAGCTGTGTTTCCACACACAGAAATACAATTAGAAGATTGAAAACCACCAGCTCCACCACCGCCACCTCCTCGTGTGCCTCCAGCTCCACCACCTGCACCGGCACCAACAACTGCAACATTTAGTACAGTTGTACCGGGTTGTGTTGTAAAATTTCCTGTAGATGTAGTAGATGTAACGGTACATTTACCAAAAGAGGTTTTGTTTTTTTTTCCGATTATACCGCCGTTATTATTTGGCATGCTTTAAGTCTCCTTATGCGGATACCCAAGCTAATGTTGACGTATCCCAGACCCAATTTTGGTCATATTGTTTTGTTGCTTCGTTGTAATGAGTTTCTGCAATCCATCTTTGATTTGCATCGTCCCATTGCTCTAATTTTGGATTATCTTCATCATCACCTCTAGTATTTGGTCTTGTAACTGGTGCTTGCCAATCATCATTTTCATCTAAAGACCATGAAGTATAAGGTTGTGGACAAATAAATTTATCTTTTGTAGGATCGTAACTAAAACCTTTTCCGGCATATTGTTTTCTAAAATTGTTATTATAAGAAGTTTGTTTCCAATTTCCACCTTTAAAAAAATCTTTACACCATTGTTCTCCATCAACGTGCATATCATTATTACCTAAAGGACCATTAGAAGTCATAATATCATTTCCTACAACAACAACTCTTATAACTTGATTTGCTCCATTTAATTCTGCGAAATGTGCCATATTTTTTTCTCCTTATTATTTTAATTTATATTGTTTTATTATTTTGTACATATTTTTTTTAACTTATACTTAAAGTTCCATCTACAGTAAATGTCATTACCGTACAACCTCCCGCAGGCGCAGGTAACGTGGTTTTTGTATTAGTTCCAGGTGCTACAGTGTAACTTGGGCCAACTGGTCCAGGTGCTCTTAAAATAACAATTCCTGATCCACCAGCAACTCCAACAGGACCACACATTGATCCTCCACCGCCACCACCAGTATTTGCAGTTCCAGCCGTTCCAGAAGCAGGGCCTTTTCCACCAGCACCTCCTCCACCAGTTCCACCAGCTCCAGCAGCCGGAGAAGGAACAGCAGCTCCACCACCTCCGCCGCCACCGTATGCAACAGGTGATCCTGTTATACAATTTGTTTTTCCAGCTCCACCGGCTCCACCAGCAGAACTTCCAGTTGGTCCAGATCCACCTCTAGCATTTGCTCCGCCACCGCCTCCACCTGGATAACCAGAATTAGTATTTCCTGATCCACCTGGAAAACCTTGAATTTGATCAAAACCAACTAATCCTCTACCATATCTTGTAAGATTAGCACCACCTTGTGCTCCTCCGCCACCACCAGATCCACCAGTTTCACCTCTTCCTTGATACATTCCTGGATTACTACCACCAGCTCCACCACCAATAGATTCAATAAATCCTACAAAAGAAGGTTCACCATTAGAAGCATAACCTGGATAAGGTCCTCCTGCTCCACCAGCTCCAACTTGAACTACATTAGATCCTGGATTTAAATATAATTTTTTACCACCTGGGAAAGATGTTTGATAACCACCAGCTCCTCCACCTGCTCCTTGGTTAGTATTACCACCACCGCCACCACCTACAACTAAATAATCAAATGAATGAGAAGGTACACTACCTGTACCCACTGTTAATGTTCCTGTAGCAGTAAATTTTGCAATATATTGATCACCATCATAATAAACTGTATTACATCCTGGTGCTGCAGTTAAACCTACAGTGCTTCTAAAGAAAGCAATTCCACTTCCACCTTTACCACCGCAACCACAAACTCCTGATCCTGGACCAGAAGCATTTCCTCCACCTCCACCACCAGTACGATCTTCTCCATTTGCTGCACATCTTGGTCCACCTTTTTGACCTTGACCTCCACCGCCTACTCCACCTAAACCACTAACTACTTGAGGTGTAGTTTGTACTCCACCACCTCCACCACCAGCATAAAATCTTCCTGAACTACCAACTCCTGATATCATTCCAGAACCACCTTCACCACCTTGATTTTGTGGAGAACTATGTCCATTAAATCCTGATGTTCCTGCACCTCCACCGCCACCTGCAGCATTACCATTAGGAGGGTTTCCATTACCACCAGTATTTCCTTGAGGTCCTCCAGCAGGACCTGCTACCGCAGGTGTATTACCAGCTTGACCTGTTGAATTTCCTGGAGTAGCAGGACCACAACGTCCATTTCCTCCACCACCAGAACCACCTGTTCCAGCTTTTGGTGCAAGTGAACCTCCTGATGCTCCACCTCCACCACCATAAGCAGTATAAGTAGATGAATATGCAAATATTGTATTTTGACCAGAACCACCAACAGTGTTTCCACCACTAGGTCCTGATGCAGCTGGTACTCCACCAGCTCCGATTGTTACGCAATAAGTTCCTGGAGTTGCAGTTACTTTTGTAAAACATAAATTATCATAAGACTTAACAATACCACCTGCTCCACCTCCACCACCAGCTTCACCAGTTCCACCATCACCACCTGATCCACCACCAGCTACTAAAAAGAAATCTAAAGGTCCACCTGCAGGGCCAGGACTTACCCAATCACTTGATTTTACTTTACAATAAACTTCACCTAATTTCCACATACCTGGAGCTGCAGCTGCTATTCCTGCTTCTTTTACAATAACAACACCTTTACCGCCACAGTTTCCACTTCCTGAATACCAATTAGCAGAACCTCCACCACCTGTTCCTGCTTTACCTACATTTCCTGATGATCCAGCATTTACACATGGAGTAGAACCATCACCTGCTCCACCATAACCACCCATACCAGTTTCATTTCCACCGCCAGCTCCTCCACCAGCAAAAAATCCTGCTTCTCCAAATTCTGTTCCAACTACAGGGTATGCACTTTTAGCAATTCCTCCATCTCCACCAAAAGCTGGTCCAACTTCTGCGGTTCCTGCTCCACCAGCGCCACCGCCACCGCCTGCTGAGTCTGTTCCTGTTGGACTTCCTGGTCCACCAGCATTACCATAACCTGTTAAACCTCCTGAAGGAGATTGATTAGCAGAACCTGCTCCACAATCACCAGCTCCACCGCCTCCACCACCAGATCCTCCAGCGCCACCACTTTGATTTCTATCATTGTTACCACCAAGACCACCACCATTTGCAGTAGCTGCTCCACCTGGACTTGCTCCGCAAACATCAAAAACTGAATTTCCGCCAGCTGTAGTATTTCCTGGTCCCGTATATTCTCCTTTAGCTCCGACTGTTACAGCATAAGCTGTTCCACCTGAAATAGTTTTACAACCAAATAAAAGACCGCCTCCGCCTCCACCGCCGCCGTTTCCGCCGCCAGTTTTTCCACCTGCTCCTCCACCACCAACAACTAAAACTTTAGCTGTAGTAGTTCCAGGTTGCGATGTGAATGTTCCTGAACATTTAAAGATTGTTTTTTTCTCTGCTTGAGCTGCAGTAACCGTTTGGATTGGTCCAATTATTCCGCCGTTAGCCATAATAATTTAACCTCCTAGTCTGCGATTATTTCATACGATATTAATGCTTCTAAATCTGAGTTAGCACTTGCGAGACCTTGAATGATTTCAGTTTCTTCTAAATAAAAACCATTGTTTTTATCTATAAGAGATAAAGTTGCATCTGCAGGTACAGAAATTGTACTTGCTATTGATCTTGCATTTGATCCATCATAATATTTAATTGTAACATCAGCAGCATTAGTACCATCTATATTTGATATTAAAATTGAATTAATTTTAAAAACAGTATTTGCAGTAGCAGTAACTAAATTAGCACTTGCTGTAGTTAAAGCAAAAGTATCTGTTTTTCCATTAATAGTTGCTACATTAACTATATTAGGGTTTGCCATATTTATTTTCTCCTATTATCCAAATACTATCGCCATTGCAATAGCTTTTCCTGTTGTTATTCCTGCTGTAGCAAAAGATAGATTTTTACTTCCATCAGTTGTTAAAGCTTGTCCACTACTACCATCAGAAGCTGGTAAAGTAAAGTAATTTGATGATCCTGCATTACCTATTCCAGTAACATTAATATCACCTAAATCTGCCATTACATCATTTACCGTAGACCCTGTGGTATATACTAAAGTTTTTGTTCCTTGTTTAAGAGCTACTCCATTTGCAGCATGTCCTGTATTTGCAAAAGTTAAAGTATATGAACCTGATGTATTATTAAATAAAGTATATTTAGATTCAACAGCATCAGTAAAAACATGAATATTTGCTGTTAAGGCACCAGTAAATTCTAATACAGCATTATGAACTTGGTCATCTGTTGATGAATCATCTGTGTTAGTTGTAGAGTTAGCTGATGTTAAAGTAATGTTGGCATTTCCTGCAACATTTGCTGCTTGATATCCTTTTACTGAAGCATCAACTCTGTTAAAAACATAGTTGACTAAGTTACCCCAATTTCCTGAGTTTTCACCTGAACCTTGACGTTCTAGTTTTAACCTAGCTGTATAAGTTGAAGACATAATTATTTATACCTTATTAATTTGTTTTTGTAAATAATATATATTTGTATTCATTTGTACACTATAAATTAGTCCAAGTATAGGTATTTCCATCAGAAATATTATCCCAAAATCTTAAATCTACAGGAGTTACATTAGCTTGAATTCCAGTCATATTTAAGAAGTTATTAGAATCAGGAATTATAGTAGCTAACGAAATAGTCATACTTTGACCAGTAATTGTTAAAATTTGTTGACTTGAAATTGTAAATGAACCAGTGTTAGCATTAGCATTAATTCCAGTTATAGGAATAAAGTTTTCAGTATCAGTAGAAATTGTACCTAAAGAAGAAATAAGCTCTTCACCAGTTATATCAATAATATTAGCTGATCCTGTTGTAATATTACCTAAATTAGCAGTTAAATCAAATGCTGGAGTTACAATTGTTATAGCTCCGCCTGCAGCAATAGAATAAGTACCTATAAAAGTATTTGCTAATAAACCTGTAAGTTGATTTACTGAAGCTGCTGTAGCAACGACACTTCCTAAATTTGCATTAGCATTAATTCCAGTTATGGAAGTATTTGCTGAAGCATTTACAATTGAAAAGTTTAAAGCTGTATTGACTTGTTCACCAGTAGTTTGAAATATAACACCATTTCCAGTAAATACTAATCCTATATTAGTATTCCATGCACCTTCACTCCATGATTCTCTACCCCAACCAAATCCAAAATTAACTGATGGTAAAATTTGTTGACCAGTTATTGTAGCAACTGCATCTGGAGCTGTATTCCATGCTCCTACATTCCAACCAAGTCTACCATATCCAACAACTGCACTCATAAGGAGTTTCTCCTTATGCTATTCTGATTAAACCAGCAGTCGAGTTAGCAGTAGGAAACTGTAATTCAAAAGTTCCGTTTGTAGAAGTTTTAACTCCTCCAAAATCTAAAACTGCAATTGCAGAGTTACTGTTGTTTGCATTGTATAAAAGTGCAGCTTGAGCAGAAATAGTTGCATTTGGAAATGTAACATTATCAGCATCGAAAATTGCAGTTGTTCCATCTACAGAAATTGCAACATTAGTTAAAGTATTTCCACCTGCAGTATAATTAGTTCCAGATGAAGATACTTCGTTTGCTGTTGCATATGCTGTTGTATTGGCTGCTAAAGAAGCTGTGTTATCATACAAAGCACACTTTAAAGTTTGTGCTGCAAGGTTTCCACCAGGCGACATTAAGTCTTGTTTGAATACAGTGCAAATTGCTTGTGTTATTGCCATATTTATTGTCCTCCAGTTAATGTATTTGTACCTAGTGGGCTACCAGGAAACTTATAGTCAGTTCTTCTTCTTCTACGAGCTTCGTTGTTTATGGCAGCTACTTGTTCTTTATACAAATTTTTGTATATAGTATAGTCTTCCATGTTCTTTGTAAAGAGATTTGCTTCAGCTAAACAGCCATAAAGTAATGTACTTGGAATATTTTCTGTATACCAATTTGTAGTATTAGTATTAGATAAAGGATTAATTTTACCTTGATATCCTAATTTAAGTGTATAATTTGAATCTGGAGTAGGAGCTAAATAAACTCTATTATCATCAAAATTAGCAAAATATTTAGGTTGACCTTGAATTGATATATCTGGCCAATATTCTTGACAAAATGCTAAAGTTTTCATTTCTAAATAACTTACATTTGATCCAACTGTAATTGTTAAATAATTAAATAACATTGGTTCAATAGCAGTTGGTAAATTAACAAATCTATCTCCTGCAATTGAAGTAGTAGTTACGTTTTCATTAAATCCAATAGGGTCTATATCTCTTGATAAAGATTCAAAAGCATTTCCAATAAAAGTTTCTAATTGTGCAGTAAAATCAGTTCCTTTATTTTCAGCCCAAACTTTAATATCATTTTGAAGACTGCTGTATGTCATTGCCATTTTTAATTACCTCATCAACTTTAAATTTAGTCCATACATGTCCTGCAAATGGATATGTTCCATAATGCGTAAGTGGACTTTGAAGATCAGCATATATCTTACCGCCTATTTTTTGCCATAATCTACAAAAAGCATAATCTTCACTTAAATATCTATTACTTTTTTCATCAATAATACAGTCAAAAAATGCAAAACAA